AAGGCTTTATTTGCTATGAATTACAAATTAGGTTTAAGGGCAATTAAAATATAATTGTCCTGTTTTTTATATAAAAAAGTAGACAAATTATGTCACAATTTTATATAAATATGTGACAAATTAAGTAGTAATACTGCGATAATTAAGGAAATTATAAACTGTTCACCTATATAGTTTGTTCACTGCCGGTGAACGTTCACGTTTTCGTGAACAATATTATAAGTGAACATTGAGTAAAATAACTCAATCCATTGAGTAATTAATTATCGTAAATATCGAAATCATCATCAAAATAATCGTAAGATTCAAGTATTTCAATAATCTTGTCTAATTTTTCGGTTTCTAACTTATAAAGTTGTATTTGTATGTCCTCGATTTCTTTTTTAGCTTGAAGATTAACCTCGTAATCGTGTTGTGCGTGTTCTCTATCTCTCTCACTTTGTCTGTTTTGGCTCATCATAATAATTGGCGCAGCATAAGCAGCTTGAGTAGAAAAAATCAAATTTAAGAGTATAAATGGGTAACTATCCCAATGTTTAATAAATCCGACTACATTTAACCCCATCCAAATCAAAACAATAACAGTTTGCCAAATAATAAAATTCCAAGAACCCATTCCGTTTGCTACTGCATCTGCTATCTTATCTCCGATTGAAGATTCTTCTTTGTGTTTTTTATGCCAATTCATAATCAAAGATATAAAAAAGGAGGCATCGTAGAAACGAACCTCCTTAAACCATTTGTCTTATTTATGAACTTTGACAAAAATAAGTTAAATTTGTCTTAACCAAAATTTTATTTATGAAACCCATTAAAGGATTTCCAAATTACTTTATTACCGAAGATGGTAATGTTTTTACTTCATTTAGAAATAGATTTTTATCTCCTGCAAACAATGGCATAGGTTATTTATTTGTAAGACTTAGAAAAGATGGCAGATTTTATACTAAATATGTACATCGATTAGTTGCAGAAAACTTTATTAATAACCCTTTTAACTTACCTCAAGTAAATCATAAAGATTGTAATAAACAAAATTGTAAGTTATCAAATTTAGAGTGGGTTACTGAAAAGGAAAATATGATTCACGCATCTAAAAATGGTAGATTAAAAAATAGATATGGAAGAAAAAACCCGTTAGCTTTTTAGACTAACGGGAAACCAACTATGATAAACAACATAGCAAAGATACTTTTTTATTTAGAGCCGTCTTGTAGCGGCAAATGCTTGGAATTATCGACCTTTCGATAACCCATTCGCCAAAGTAACTTAGTTAAAATAACGCTTTGCCTAATGGTTTCTTCTTCGCTATGCTCTGGGTTAAGCAAATGGTGGCACTCGTGAATTAATATTTCCATTTCTTTTCGACCTTTTAAACGAGGATCAATATAGATAATACCATCACTTTCGGCTATGCCATGTGCCTGTTCTCTGCCTAACTTTTTATATATAACTTTTATTTTCACGCTTTTAATAATGCTTCATCAGGTCTTTCATCCGTAACTATATTAATCTTTTGACCACCTCTTATTTTAGCCAATGCCTGTTTTATTTCTTTTTCTAAATCATAAACCACATTTAGGTTTTTAACCAATATTTCCTCTTGTTCTAATAAACTCATAGAATTAAATTTTTTAGGTAGTTTTATTTTCATATTAATATACTTTATCGTTTTGAATTTCCTCAAGTTTTTTAAGATACAAAATTGCATCTTGCAACTCCTCTCGCAAATGTACCAACCATTGAGAAGTTGTCAAATCTTTTCGGTCTAAAGTTGTTCCGTAAGTTTCAACTCCTTTTTTTTCTCTTGCCTGGAAGTCTTGAATTACTTCCGTTAATATTTTTGATTGTTTCATTATTTATCAGTTTTGCTATGAAATTTCCCGCAGGTCTGGCATTTATATTGAATCTTTACTAATCCCGAAGCCATAACCCTTTTGTTATTTTTTACTATCTCATCGCTTCCACATTCAGGACAGGTGCCTCTATCTTGCCCAAAAATAACTCCGTAATGAGTTTTAGCAGGAATATGATTGTTTAATTCTTTATGAACTTTCTCTAATAGGACCACATCTTGAATGCAATAATCAATCATTTCATTCATTGCCTTTTTATCGTTCTTTAGCATTATGTCTTTCCAAAGGTCAAAGTTGGTATGATTCTTTTCTCCCAACCCTAAAAACTTACCTATGTAATCTAAACGATTTGAATTAAATCTAAACTTTGAACGAGCAATCTTTAAAGTATCAATTGTCGTGTATGTAGGGAACATATCTATCCTGTGATAAAGGCATCTTGTTCTGATCCAAGCAAGGTCAAACTTATCGCCATTATGCCCTATAAGCTCATCGGCTTCATTGGCTACCTTAATAAATTCTTGTAGTAATTTTTTATCGCATTGCTTACTATCCCATTGTAAATAATAAACGTCTTTATCTTCTTCCCATTTATAGCAAATGCAAATAACGGCACGTTCCTTTATTATGTTTTCCGTTCCAATAGTAATCTTGTAACCTGATTGCCAAAATAAACCCACGTTAGCAGACACTTCAATATCGAAGTAAAGTCTTTTGCGTTTTGTTGTTGTCATTATGTTGGTTGTTGTTTTTATATTGAATTTCTAACTAAATCGGATTCTGCTTCTCGCCTTAAAACTAAGCCATCAAGCCCTTTATGCTCCCAAAGCCGTTTAGATTTTTCTATTTCTTCAGCGATTCCTTCATAATCTTTTTTAGCAACCAAATCAACAATCGCCCTCATTTCCGTTCTTGAATCTCCAGCTAAACTTGTTCCTCTATTAAAAACCATAGAAACCAATGCCCCTTGAGTGTCCTCGTTTAATTCTTCTAATTGAGGATATATTTTTTTAGTCATCGCAAAATATCTCGGCACATCATTTTTAACAAAAACGTCATAAGCCATATTAAAAGGTATTCTAATGTTCAAAATATCGCCTTTCAATAAATCCCTTGCTTTTTCTCCTTTGATCCCTATAACCGGCTTTAATAGATTAAACGAGTCAATCGGTAAATTATTGCCCCAATCTTTTGTAAACTGTGTTAAGGTTTCATATCCTGCGTCATAGCCAATTCCGATAGTCACACCACTATCCCCGCCTGGCCACGAAGGTTTTTGTAGTACCTTATCATAATAGGCACGACCTCCGCATTCCTGCTGAACTATAAAATCGATTGATTTGCGACTAATCATTCTTCTTTGTTAGCTTGTCGATAAAAGTATCAGGACTGAATACTAAACCTATTCCGGCTCCAATCGCTACGATAGCACCGGTCCAATCTGCTTTGCCTGTTAAAACTGAAGTTAAACCGCCCCCGATTAATACAAGACCAATGCTTGTGGTTTTCCACGCTGAAATGTTTTTCATACTAAAATTTTTTAAAATATCCTACCGAAAATTGGTTGGTAGTTACCCCAAAGGTAAATAAGTCATTTTTAGCCGTTTTAAACCCTAAGCCAACACCTAACCCCACTTTGTTGTCAAATCGCCTTAAATCGCCTAAAAAGCCTAAATAAAGGGCATTTTTATCTTTATGGTATATATCGTTTGTAATTCTTATTGTTCTTTCGTGAATATCAGCCAAAAAACGCCTATTTTGAATTCTATTTTCCGAAATAGTGTCAATTATGGTAAATTTTGAACTATCTATTGAAAAAGTGTCGGTATAAACCTTTGTCGTCAAATAGTCTTTAATTATTGAAATCGTATCGTGAATCGTATATTTAAAGCTATCTACGGCTAAAACAACAAAAGGGATAGAATCCCCCTTTGTAAATTTTGTGAAAGTTTTCTGTTGGTAAACTGTATCGTAGTGAGTTACGATTACGGGGTCAGTTTTTGAATAGCGTGATTCCCTCGCTACAAAAAAGATAAGAATAGCCACCAATAAAACAATGACTAAATCTTTCATTACTTTAATTTTTTAGAAGCCAAATAATAATAACGAATGGCAAATCCTCCGGAAACAATAGCGACCAAAGAAGCTATCAATGTAACAATAGGTTGAATATTAGTAATCGAAACTACTGCTCCCATAATACTTAGTATAGTTGATAAATCTGCTCGGTCGCTATGTGGTGCCATTATGCTTCAGTTTTTGCTTCTTCTTTAGGCTGAGCATCTGCAGCTACCTTTTGAAAGAATTGAATTAATTGCACTCCGTACAAAGTAGGAATTGCGTTAATGATGTTTTGTAACTCTTGAAGTTGTTGCTCGTTTAAATTCATAATATAATTTTTTACAAATATAATATTAATTAGTTGGATTTTGGAAAGGCAGAGGCAAAACCACAATCGGTGGGTTGATTATGTTCTCTATTTGTTGGTCTAAACCTTTGTCGATTGCAGACGTATCAAGCCCGTTATCCAACCACCCACATACTTGCTCGTAAGTCAAATCAGGGTAAGCGGTAAAGTCGGTTGAGCTTGGAGTTTCACAACCCATTGTGCCGTATGATGATACTACTATTTTATCTTGATTTGCTATGCGTGACCAATGCACACAAACAACGACATCAGTTAATCCGTCATCTTTTGGCTTAGTGTCCATTTGGTTAATTACCCATTGATAAGTTGTTGCCATTTTTTTATTTATTTATAAGTGATTTTAAATCTTCTATTTGTTTTTGTTGTTCTTGAATAGCTTTTAACATTGGAATAATTAATCTTGAATATTCAATACCTGCCATTTCTTTAAATCCATCTTCATTTACTCTATAATTAATTAAAAATTCAGCTATTGGCTCTGTATCTTCTGCAATTAAACCATAATTTAAATCTTCATAAGCCTCTTCTAAATATTTACCTTGTTCATCTTTTTTTCGATAATTAAAAGTAACAGGATTTAATTGATTTAACCAATTTACATTATCAATATTTTGAATATTAATTTTTGATGCTCTAATTGATGATATACCACCTAAACCACCTACTGAATCTATATATAAATTTCTTGGTGAAGATGTAACTGTATTACCATAAGTAGGTCCACTTATAATTACATATCCCCCACTTGTAATACGCATTGACTCAGATGATGCTCCTGCATTAAATTTTACATTACCACTTCCGTCAAAATGTATTGCAGACTTTGAAGTATTTACATCGTACCCTAATAATATACCTTGGTCACCACCAACAAGTAAATTATTACCCGCTCCAATATAATATTGATGTGCTGTACCTATTGCATCAAATAAAATACCATTTTGAGCAGTTCCACCTGACATTTCAAGTTTAACCGATGATGTTCCGTTAATGTGTAAATAGTTACTTGGACTTGTTGTTCCTATACCTACATTCCCTGATGGAGATATGTAAAATCTTTGACTAATATTATAATCTGTATTAGCAGTTAATCCTGAATTTGTAGCAATATTAAAACTTCCATCACTTCCAAAATTTAATATTGCAGCAGCAGTTCCTTCTGTTTGCCAATAACCTGCATTACGGTATTGTGCCATACCTATCCAAGCTCCATTACCAGCAGTAACCTGCCCCATCGTTAAGCTTTGTACACTAGAAGAACCATATCTTAATTTAAAACCTAAATAACCACCTATTCCACCTGATGCATTAACATCGTATTCTTGATTACTTATTACACTACTTGAGAATGTAGCTGCTCCTGAACCTGCAATAGTCATTAATGGAGTTAATGCTGCACTACCTCCTCCTGCTGCCTTATGTCCTATATAAGCAGTGTCAGTTGAGTTGGCATTGAATACTAATCCCCAAGATGGCTTTGTAGCATCATCCTGAGCATCTGAAGTATTTTGGTTAGCAGTAAATTCTATTCTATTAGTAGCATCATATTCACCAATTCTTGCACTTACATTGGTAACAGCTAACGTAAAAAAGTTATTTCCTGTTATGTTTAAATTACCTGCAAAAGTTCCTGCTGCTGCATTTAGGTTTCCTGTAAATCTTCCTGTACCTGTAACATCTAAGTTATAGGTAGAGTTAGTATTGCCTATTGATACATAAGACGGCAATCTTGTAGTTGAGCCATCCCATTGGAACCTTACATTGCCCGCACCATCAGCTAAAATAACATTACTAGCTAAAGTAGTTGATCCTCCATAATTACCAATTATGGTATTATTAGAACCAGTGGTAATATTAGCACCTGAATTTTGACCAATTAAAATATTACTGTTACCTGATGTTATAGCAAATCCTGCACCATATCCAATGCTAGTATTATTAGAACCTATTGTATTACTATATAATGACGCAGCTCCAACTCCTGTATTATAAGTTCCAGTTGTATTAGAATATAATGTATCCCAACCAACTCCTGTATTATCTGCACCACTTGTATTACTTCCCAAAACTGCTGTACCTAATGCTGTATTAGTTGAAATATTTCCAGCACCTAATCCTATCTTTAATGTATTAACTGTTAAATCATAAGCTCCTAAATTAACTGCACCCGTAGCTCCGGTATATGGAACATACCCCGTTAAAGATGGAATTTGAGAAGTTAATGCCAAAGTTCCCGTTGCACTTGGTAAAGTATAAGTATAAGTTCCGTTAGTAATTGTAGAGCCTAAAGTTAATTGCCCTGTGAATCTACCTGTACCCGTTACATCTAAGTTATATGTATTGTTTGTATTACCTATTGAGATATATCCACTTGTTCCCTCGTAGATTGAAGTATTACCTATTGTTCCACTTGCAGTCCATTTAGAAATATAGTTTGTTGTTCCTGTTCCGGTTACAGGATTAGTTAAAGCGTTTTGCTTTCCGTTAAATGTGTTCCAATCCGTAGAACTTAAATATCCATTAGTTGATGTATTTGCTTGAGAAATACTAATCGCTCCTGTAATACTATTAAAATTAATAGGAGAAACGCCATTCAAAGAGTTGGCAATAGCTGAACCACTATTCCAAGAACTTGAGTTATCAGTAATATAAGTTATACTTCCCGCAGTAGATTTTACTAATCCTGTTCCACCTAAAGCTGCTTGTTTATTGTTAAATGTAGTCCAATCGGTGCTTGTTAAGTAACCATTAGACGCATTTGTTGCTTGACTAATTGAAATTACTCCGGCACTATAAGAAATAGGCGCAGTTCCACTTAAAGTTGGAATATTAGAAGTTAAAGCTATCGTGCCTGAAGCATTAGGGAATGTGTATGTCCTATCAGCACTATTCCCACTTGTTACTAATGTTGAATTATAAGTATTGCTTGAAATAACCAAATCTACTGAACCAACCGAAGATAATTTTACACCATCAGATTCAGGAGTTGCAGCCGTTAAAGCATTCAATAATTTTAAATAAGCTCCACCACCCGAACCACTTGTCACAAATGCTTTTGCGCTTACTAAATAACTTGAACCCATATAAAGTGAACCCGTAGCACCCGAATAAGGAACGTAAGAGCTTAAATTAGAAGTTAAAGCTAAAGTTCCTGTTGCACTTGGTAAAGTATAAGTATATGTTCCATTCCCTAATGTACCACCAAAAATAGCATTGCCGGTAATTCTTGCCGTTCCTGTTACATCTAAAGAATATAAAGGAGAAGATTGATTAATCCCTAATCGATTTGTCGTTGGGTCAAAATATAAATTAGAACTTCCACCTATTGAATTTGTAGCGTTGAACCAAGCTACTTGATATGTAGAACCTGAACCATAAATTACTCCACTTAATTGACTTGTTAAAGCTAAAGTTCCCGAAGCTGAAGGATAAGTATAAGTATAACTTGCCGTTGTAGGGAATGATAAATCTAAAGTATATGCTCCACCGGTATTTAAAGTTAATCCCGTTGAACTACCGGCTATTGTTGTATAACCCGTAGAAGGATACATAACAGATACTTGCTTGATATGAGTCATACTATTCAAGAAAGAACTACCTGTCAATGTCAAAGCATTCCCAAATAATACATCGCCCGTAAATCTACCCGTTCCGGTTACGTCTAAGTTATAAGTTGTGTTGGTATTACCAATAGAAACGTAATTGGTAACTCCCTCGTAAATTCCCGAATTACTAATCGTAGTTGAACCTGTAAACTTAGAAATATAATTTACTGAACCTGAACCACCGACAGGCACATAACCTAAAGCATTTTGCTTATTGTTAAAAGTATTCCAATCAGTCGAAGAAAGATAACCCGATTGAGAAGTACCGGCTTGTAAAATACTTAAAGTTCTATCAGCCGTTAAATCTCCCCCACCTTGTAAGGGAGTTGTAGTTGAAATTAATCTACTTGAAGCTGCTGCGCCTAAATTTGTTAATGCTCCACCGGCAGTTGTCGCTCCCGTTCCACCTTGCGAAATTTGTATCGTTCCAACAATACTTGCAGCCGTTGAATAAGAATTAGATTGATTAATATAAATAGAACCATTAGGACTATTTGAATAAGAAACCACACCAACACGAACCGCATATCCCGTTGGTGGAACTGTACTCATTAATTGACCTGCAGAATAAGGACTTAAATATAAAACTGTTCCAACTGTGTATGAGCCTGTGCTTATGTTACTTACCAACCCTGAAAGTACAATATAACCCGCCGTTGAAGTTGGGATATCTTGATTTGCTACCCCAATTACGTTAGCAGTTGTTAAAGTATCTGCTTTTGCCAAAGCCACTAATGGATAAGTAAACCCGCTATTAGTTGAAGTAATATAAACAGGCGCACCTTTAACAATTGTTGAACCTGTATTATTGTAAACTTTTAATTGAACCTCTTGCCCAATGTGTAAAGTGTTATTTGTTACATCATTGTAATATGCTAAAGCCTTTTGAGTTGAATCGTACCATACTTCCCCTTCAGAATAAGAAGGTGCTGAAGATGGGTTAAATTGCTCATCAGTTAAAGTTAATTTGTGTGTTCCTAAATCTACATCGTTTGTAGCACCGGTATAAGGCACATATCCCGTTAAACTTGGGAATGTAGTCAACCCACCGGCTCCGTTAATATATTGAGAAGTCGTTCCTGAAGCTGAAACTGCTAATGTTCCCGAATTGGTAACAGGAGAACCACTAACCGAAAAAGCAGAAGGCATTGTTAAACCTACTGAAGTAACTGTTCCACTTGAACCACTTGCTCTATCCCAATTTGTGCCGTCATAAATAACTTGGTCCGAATTGTAAAAAGTTATAGCACCTGCTCCAAAGTCGTGTGATGTTCCACCGGTAGCCGCACCCGTTACTAAATAAACATCTCCGGCATTTCCTGTTCCATTTACTAAATAAGGAGTATTTGTAGCCACGTTCCACATACCCTTATATTCCATTACTGAATTAGGTAATTGTGAAACTAAAATTTTCCCGTTAGAATCTAATTGAGGAATACCATTTGCTCCATTAATTGGTAAACTATTAAGAACACCCGTTGAACCGGTAATTACTCCATCTAAATTTCTAACTTTTGCTCCTCCTGTTATTTGTATTTGTTGACTCATCTTTAATATTTTATTGGAATAAACCTCTTATAAATTCATCGCTTTCTAACGCTCTTGGGAATGTTAATACTCCTGTAGTTTGATTAAATCCTACTTGCTCTCCTGTTGCTCCACTTGAAACAATATCTCTCACATCAACGCCACCTCGAGAAACATAAAGACAAGTCTTGCCTATCATATCCGTATAAGTAATTGTTGTTTCGCCACCCGCCGCAGTATATTGTTTATCGTAAACAACTCCACCGGCTACGATTACTGTTCCTGAAGGAGTAACTGTTGTTCCTGAAGTACCATAAGCTCCCGTTCCTTGTAGTGAGCAAGAATAAGTTGCAGTATCTTTATAAGGTCCGTTTATTTGTAGGTTTGTAAGATTACAATTGCCCGAAATAATAACTAAACCATCTACTCCGTTATCAATAACAAACTTTACTTGAATCGTTGTTCTATTTTGTTGTTGTTGCAAAAGAAACAAATAACCATAATTACTTAATGTAATTAAACCATCACAACTAATGGTCCAAGATGCTATATCTATTTTATATTCTTTATACCAAGCCGATGTTTGACTTGTAACCTCTTTTTGTCCTACTTGTACGTTAAAAGTGCAATTTGTAGAACAAGCAAAAGGAATATCATTACCAGAAATTTGGTCGTGATAGTATAACATTATATTTTTCCCTGAAACTTTATTAATCATATCGCAAATTTAACTTAATTAAAGGTATTGTAAGTAAATGTATGTCCAAAGGTCGCAGATATTGGAGTATTTGATATTTGCAATAATGTAACCTTAGTTTCATCATTAGGATAACTTATTGTCGAATTACCTAACATATATGAATTTGCACTAACATTTATTTGAGCTGGGTCGGTATCATCAGCCTTAAATAATTTAGAAGCGTTTAAATACCCATTTGCCGTATTCCAAGAACTTAAACTTGCATCAATATTTACTATATTATTGCCAAATATGTTCATATATTTTTGATACAATAAAGAGAACATTGAATCATAATAAGTTGCAGTTCCGTATTCGTACCAACTATCCATATAAGCACCCGAAGCATTTAAAAATACCCCTAACTCCGGAGCAGTTCCCGTTTCAGGTACGGCATAACCATATGGAATGTCAGTTGTTTTTACATAAGATGTAGTATTAACTAAATAACCAAAATAATTAACTTCTTTTGCAAATGGAGTAATTGATATTTTAAAATTGCTAATTTGTATAAATGTTCCTGTTCCTGCTTCTAAAGAAAGTTTAAAAAATAATTGACCCGCAATTGGAGTAGGCGCAGTTTTAAAACTATAAGTATTTACATCATTACCACTTGATCCCGAATAAGCCGGAATTGTTAGATAAGTTCCAACACTATTCAAAATCCAAGCGGTGCCATTCCAATTGTATTGGCTTGTGCCATCGGTTATGTATAAATAAACCAATGCTCTTGGACTTGAACCCAAACTTTGTCCTTGAAATATCCAAGAAACATCTATTGCGTTGTTGCCGTTAATATATGGACCTCTTGCCGGTTGTCCTGAACTTGCTATACCAATTTCAATAAATGCAGTTCCAGTTGAACTTCTTATAAGTCTATATTGAGCAGAATCATAAGAAGCATTATCAATTATTGTAACGCTACTTCCTGTTCCTGTGGCACCAATATCCCAATTTGCAACCATATTGCCCGTATAAGGTCTAAAATTACCATTAGGAGCATAATTATTAGCAGTTTGAATAGAAATATTTTGTTGGATTATATTATATCCTTTTCTTAAAATTTTCATTTGAGAATTGTCTATAAAATAAAGTCCACTTGTATTACCGGTATAACCTTGAATTGTACTTAAAGTATTTATTGTGCCACTTGATACAACTGTTCCGGCATAATCATATTGCGTAAAATAAGCTCCTGTATTTGCAAATTCATTTATTGCTACAATCCACCATTTGCCACCCGCTTGAAATATTCTACACCCAAAAGATTTTACTATATTACTTAATACTTGTAAGCAATCTAAATAAATGTAATTGCTTACAAAAGTTCTATTTGGTAAATAAGTTTGAGAAAAAGGTTCGCTATAAGGATGCGTTCCTCTATCATCCATACCTATATTAAAATAAGAACAAACTATATTTAAGTTTGGATTAGTAGGAAATGCTATTGAATTTAAACTCAAATTAATATAATATAAAAGTGAATTTAATTCATTAATGTTTGTTGAAGCCGAAATAGGAAGTAAAATATCTTTTAAAATACCTAAGCCATCAACGGCATTAAAACTTAATTGTCTTCTGCCGGTTGAATAGTTAATTTGTACGCTATCACTCAAAACCCAACCTTGCCACTCTAAATCGGTATCAATGTAAAGTTTTGCGTGGTATTTCCTATCATTTAAAGTGACCAAATTTGGCATATCTACCAAATCATCAGTAATATCTATTACTACGTTTAATTGACTTGCATAAATAGGCTCAAATGGATCATCTGAAGTTGGAATATAATTTAAGTCTATGTGTACTCCTTGATAATTAATAACGCTTCCTACATAACCATCTTCTGCTAAATACAAATAAGCCGTTTTGCCACTTTTTGTTGCGAATGTTGATTGATATTTATTTGCGTATGACATTATGCTCCTCTTCTTAAATCTAATGAATAATTACTTCTTTGCAAAGCTAAAACTAAATCATTGCCTCGCAAAGTAAATTGTCCTCCTGCCATTTGGCTTCCACCACTCATTGCACCTGCGCTAAATGAATTAGAAACTACATTACCCAATTTAGATAAAGGCATTACTGCTTCAGGACCGGCTTCCCCAAATACTCCAAGAGTAGGTTTAGAAACAACCCCACCTTCAGCGAATTTAGGAATGCCTAATAATTGACTAAACATATCTCCAAAACTTGCCCCGCCTCCGGCAGTTCCGCCGCTAACCAAATCTAAAATTGTAGTAAATAAAGCAGCTTGTAAAGCAGCCGCAGCTATTTGTTCGGCAAGTTTACTAAACATTTGCCCTATTGCATCTCCTATATTTTCTCCTTTTTGCATTGCATCCCAAAGACCCATTATGTCTTTAGTCAATGTTTTAGATAAAAGGTTTGAAAAATCTTTATAATCTTGATATTCTTTTTTAATTGCAGCATCATTTTTATTTACTGATTCAGTAAATTCATTCATCCAAGCTGGTATTTTAGGAGCGTTTGTCGCTATATCTTCAAAAGGAGTATTTTGTTTTTTCTCTTGCTTTTGTTGTTGCGCAAATAAATAATCATTAAAATTGTTTACTCCAACATCAGCCTTTTGAATTGATAAATTCTTTTTAGCAAATTCTTCTCTTTGCTTATAAAGTCTATATTCTTCATTTGCCCATTTGGCAGTTAATTCAATCTCTCTTTCAATTTTGGCAATCTCATCAGATAAATCATAATTTTTACCTTTACCACTTTGTATTCCTTCCATTCCTGTAGCCAATGCTACACCAAAAGGATTTTGTGATAATTTTTTTATATCATCTTGTAGTGCAGCAGTTTGTTTATCTAATTCTTCCTTTAATCTCTTTGATTCAGTTATTGCATCAGATAAATCTTGTAATCCTAAAGATTTTATTAATAATCCGGCACCTAAACCCGCAGTACCTCCTAATTGTTGAGTAGTTTGAGCAGCTATAACTTTACCAATATCACTTGGTTTTGCTTTTGCAACAGTTGTTTGTGCTGATTCTAATGCTATTGTATCAGCCGCTACTTTCGCCATTCTCGCCCCAACAACGGCTTGTTGAATGTATGCTTGAGTTAATAAATCAACGGCTTTTTTAGCATCTTCAGAAGTCTTAATTTGAGCGCCATACTCAGCATTTACTTCGCTTACTGCTTTTTTAACTGCATTTAAAGCCTCAGTTCTTTTTTTATCTGATAAAGTTTGATCCTCAGATATTGATATTAATTCTTGAAGTTTTAATCCTTGCTCTAAACCTTTTGCTTTTGCATCATCTAAACTCTTAGAAAATTTTTGATTTTCTTCTTCTGCTTTTTTTATTTGTTTTTCGTAAGCCTCAAACAAGCCTACTGCCGCAGAAACCGCTAAAACAATACCTGCCGGTCCTGTAAATGCTCCGGCTAAACTTGAAATTGCATTTTTAAATCCACCTTCTTGTATTGATAATCTTGTAAGGGTATTCCCTAACATTGTTAGACCATTCAACCCCTGATTTAAACCCCCTGAAGCAAACTCACGAGTAACTCTATCCATTTGACCAATCGCCCTAAAATTTTGAAACGATTGTTGAGTAACTGTATCTACTTGTATTCCATATTCGTATAAACCTTGCTTGGCAGTATCCATAGCACCGGTAAATCTCTTAATAGATTCAGTATCAAAATTATTTTTTAGCTTTTTTTCAAAGTAATCTAAATCATTTAAGAGCTTAATAATATCTGCTCTTGCATCTGCGCTATCGAACTGAAACTTGACCCCTAAGTATGAATTAAATTCTGCCATAATTATTTTAATTTATTCCGTATAGTGCCAAAGTTCGTGATAATTCTTCATTTGATAGCATAACCTCATCCGGTTCATCAATATCATCTAATTGAGGTATATGCCAAAAGGCTTTTAATGATTTTGGGTGCTTATCTCCTGAGTTACTTAAATAAATAATATAGGCGAGGTTTCTTGTCCTCGCCCATTCATTAAGCTCCTTTCGCTCTGTTCCCAAAACGATAATACTATAATCTTTCCAAGTCATTTCCCAAAATTCACTTGGCTTAATTCCACATTCAGCAGCCTTTACTAAAATGTCATCCCAAGTTAGTGTTTTGAGGCTTTTTTTTTCTCGGTATCTTTTACATCAGTTACATTGACATTAATGGTAGATAAAATATATTTAAAATATTCTACCACTTGCCCTTCGCTAACATAAATAGACCCGATTTCATCAATCCATTCGCAAACATCGATTTCGTTATAAATTACTTCTTCTTTATTAGTTAAACAAGCTGCCTTATATCCAATAAAAAATAATTTTACAATCTTATCAATATCTTTTTGGGTATCTGCTAACGCTTCAAAATACTTTTCTAAAGTTAAATTGTAGTTTTGGCAAAACTCACGCATTGCCCAAGTACCCCATTTTAAATGGATTGTGTTGTTTTTCAGTTTTAATTCGTACATAGTTGGTTAGTTGTTATGTAGTTTTTGTTTGTGTTAATGGAGGATTTACTACTTCAAAAGTTGCAGTAAACTTAACGTCTTCTTTATCAGGAGCAGTTAAATCCCAAGCTGAAATAAATACTAAATCAGTTGCAGTTCCACCATAAACCACATTACCACTTGCAGGAGCAGAAGGACCCATTTTGATTGCAAATTTAGTCTTAGCAACGTGCAAAGAATAAAGTAAATCGTAAGAATCTTTACTTGGAGTTCCTGTTTGGTCGATTGCAAAACCTTCAGCTTTAATTGATTGCTTAAAGTTTGGTCCTGGCTCGTAGTCATCCCCACATTTTGAAGATGCATCGATTACGTTGTTTGATGATGTGATTGCATTTGAAGTTAAACAAGCTACTACGCTATATGTGCCACTATTTGTAGCATCTGCGAATAATAAGTAACTTCTTGCTGATACTTTACTTTCTGACATTTTATTGAGTTTGTGTTATTGTTAAATTATATGTTAATAAGGTTCTAAAAACATTGTCTAATGGATTTAAGGCTTGTATATTTCTGATACCGGCAACACTCAAACTTGAGGCATTCCACCCTGTTGGAAGTGTAATATGAGTATCGGAATTTATAGCAGCTAAAATTTGATTAGATATAGCTTCCGAATCTTTAAAGCCAAAGTTAGCATTTTTTGTGACAATGTCTATCGTGAACACCAAAGTATTGGTATATCCGTTTTTGCCTTGAACTTGACTTGAAGTTCTGCCGGTTAAAATTAAATATTCATTACCTGCCGTATCGGGAGCAATGCCATCATAAACTCCTAAGCTTGTTGCAGAAACTAAATTGGTATAAAACCATTTTTTTATATCGACATTAGGATTATACATTGTTTATTAATGTTTTTATTTTAGCTATTAATTGTTCTTTTTGCATCTCAAAGTTAGGAATTAAATATGGTTGAGCATTCATTCCGGCTACTGATTTACTACCCTTAAATTGCATTGCATACTCATCCCAACCTGAAGGAATAGATACCTTTGCTCCTGTTCCAAACTCTACATAAGGAGCGTATTCAACCCTCGTTGAAACTTCCCACCCTTTGCCGTTTACATCTTCAAATGGTTCAGTATGTATTGATCCTCTTAAAATACCCATATCCACAGGGCAATCTATTTTAGCAGCAGTTTCAGTATTTAATGCAGCTTCTTTTACTGCATTATTTAAACCATTTTCAACCTTTTCGCTATAAGCTCTTAAGTCGCCAATAAGTTTATCAATTCCAAAAACTTGTATTTTGTTAGCCATAAAAATTGATTTCTAAGAATCTATGAGCATTATCTACATCGTTAATAGATTGGATTGTGTACATTTTACCTTCAACAAATACTTGATATTCTTCGTTAATTGTTATTCCATAACGAATATACATTTTAGCATCTTGGTAATATGTTTTCTCATCTTCCAATAAAGTTCTTATGCTTCTTGCCGGTCTAAAATCGCACCAAACCTCGCCTACATTTTGGAAAACAGTTTGATACCCACCTTCCCCATCAGGGAAAGATGATGCTTGATATAAAATCGCTCTACGAGTCATCGTAGATGAGTTTACGTTTTTATTCTTTTTTTGACCTATCTGCATTTTATAAAATTGGACTTGTTCTTGTATATCTTTGACACGCTCTCCAAGCCTTTTGGCAAACGCCTGTTTGGTCGTATCTTTCTACGTCTGCTCCTCTATTCTCGTAATCAAAGTCTATTTGGTCAAGAATAGCCACTTTTAAGTCTTTTGGAACACTATCAAACCCACTTATATATAAAGCATACATCATAGTATATGTTGGTTGATAAAGGCTTGGATATTGACCGCCTAAAAGTCTATAATTACTGGCAGTTATTTCTGTATTATCTTGATTATATAAAGAAAATGAAGTTGGGTCCATTGGTCCCCAAGGCAAAGAAATATCTCCCGCCGGATTATCAAACCATACTTGAACGCTTTTTTTAATAATACACAAACCTGTTGCTTTTTCTATTGCTTGTCTTGCTTGAGTTATTAAATCAGTTATTAAATCGTTATCGGCATCAGTTGAAACACGACAATAATTTTTAGCTTCTGCAAGTGTTACTGGCTCAACAACTGTTCCTTGATCTATTAATTTATAATCTCTAACGTAATTATAGAAAGACATATTCTTTTTTTACAAATTTACAATAATAATAATAAAAAACCCCCACCGATAAAAGTGAGGGTAATTTTATTTATTTTAAACCTTGTGATTAGTTTAAAGAAGCATAAATTGCTGAATTTGGTAACATTAAGTTGATTGCCTCGTAGCACTCAATTCTCGCAGTTACTAAGTTCTTTTGGAAGTTATCACTATCCTCATAAGCGAACTCAATTGCAATTCCTTCTACTTCGATTCTCTCGATGTAGTCAGCATCAATTACTAATGCTTTGTTATCAGTAACCCAAGTTGCAGAAACAACAGGAACACCCCAAATAGTGATGTCGCCACCTGTTCCAACTTGTACGCTACCTGAACCAACGTAGTAACCGCTATTGATTGTGTCAATCAAAATACGAGCTTGTTGAGCAGGAGATACTAAGATGAAAGATGGGTTAAAGTTTGCAGCCTTTTGGTTAGCGATTAATTGTACTAATTGCTTTAAGTCAACTGTTTCAGTCATTGTAGTAACACCTGTTGCAGCAGCAGAAACTGTACCGAAGAAAGAAGCGTTTTCAGCTTTGAAGAAATCTCTCTGTAATAATCTTGGTAAAGTTTGACTTAAGAAAGGTAATGAACGCATCATTTGCTTAGAGAAACGAGAGAAACCTGCGATATAAGAGTTTACCATCTTAGTTTCAGTCAAGTTGTAATCGTTAGAACCTTTAGCAGCACCTTCAGTTTGAATAGCGATGTTATTAGTTTCTCCTGTGTTTTCTTTGAAGAAAGTGTAAAGACCTGTTGCAGAACGTACAGTAGGTACTAAATCACGGAAGTTTACTAATTGAGCTGGTTGTAAGGCTTGTCTTGGAGAGTAAGTCATTACAGGGTCGCCGGTTACGTTACCTGCGATTGTCATTGTCTTAGCTTCAGGCATTTCCAAACGGAACTTACCACCTTTTTTCAAAGTTTGTTCAGCTTCTTCCATACGACCTTCCATTTTCTCTTCTACTAATTGAGAAAGAGATTTTGCTTCAGTTGAAGCAGCTTTCTTTTGAGCAGCAGTTGCAGCATCAAATTGCTTTTGCATTTCGTCTTTTACGACTTTGATTTCGCTTTTTACAGCGTCAATGTTAGCAGTAACGTCAGCCTTTAAGCCTTTTACGTTCTCAGCCATTTCATTGATTAATTCTAAATTTTCCATTTTTACTTTTTAAATAGATTATTAAATTGTTTAATTGCTTTGAGAACTTCCGCATCCTCACTAACTACCGGCTCAACTGCGGTTGCGGGTTGAGTGTTGTTTGTTAGAATATCTTGTATTCTCTTTATTTCTAACTCTAATGACTTGAATGTAGCATCGGTATATTTACCATTGCTAATTGCTTTCAAAAGAGCATCTAAACGCAAAGATAATGATTCCTCACTTTTAAATCCTAAAGTTGGAGTTTCAGGATTTGCACCCCAAAGAACTGCCGAACCTTCGTAAAGTTTTAATTCGCTAATCGTTCTAATTCCGTTTTTAGCTTCGTTAGATTTGATTGTAGAAAATCCAATTGAGTGCTGATTGATTAAACCCGCATCATAAAGTTTAATAATATCTTCTCCGGCGTGAGTAGGAACGATTTGAGTAACTGCTACTAATTTGTCACCATCTACATAAAGTTCACTTGGCTTTCCTATAACGTGGTGCATATCTGCTTTGTGGTCAATCAAAGAAAAAATCATATTCTTTGCCTTTGGTCCACGCTCTTGGATTGTTTTAGTGAATGCTTCAGGTACGATAATATCGCCGTCTAAATCAACATTGTTCATTCTTGACCATACTGCCTTTACTGTTCTTGTTTTGGGAGATACGTCAAGTATTGAATCGTTAATATCTTTTAATTGAATTTTGCTCATAGAACAAAGTTATTATTTTTATTGTAATGCTTGAATGATATGCGTATAAATATCGTTGTTGTGTGAATCGGTTAGCAATCTCCATATCTGCCCAACATCGCCTTGAGGCGGTTCATCTTGATAAGTTATATAATCTCCGTTGTTATCTTTTACAACTTTATATCCGATTGTGCAACGACAATTACAAGTATTAGCAGCCGAAGCCGTAGAATCGCAAGGATGTAGCATTAATTCAGTACCATCTACTCCAAAAACTTCAAATCTTTCATCCATAGGTACCTCAACTCCGTTCATATTTAAATGATCCGTTTTATCCGGAGGTATTCTTCTTGTTCTTGCATCTAAAGTTGAAATCCAAATCTTATTTGTTTTTAATCCTGTACTAACTGCGCCAATCATTGAACCTACATTGGCAGCTCTGCCGGTTTCAGTTCTTGCTATTAATTCGGCACGATAGTTGGTTATTCCTGATTGCTTTAATTCTTTAATCGTTTGTTGCAATGGTTTCCCTTCTAAAATACCTTTCTTTAAAAATCTTTGGATTTGTTCTTTTGTTGTATTCGTTATTTCTTCGACTAATTGACTTAATCCTTTAAGGTCCAAGTAACGAGTGATAACATTTTGCCATAAATCAGTAAGCCAACCTTTTTGCTCTATTACTAAAATGCCATTCTTGGTCTTTTTTAGGCTTTTGTAGGACATTTCAGCCGTTTTAGTACCCATTGCTATATGAAGCGAATAAAGTGTCTTTTTTAAGCCTTTACTTGAGATTGCGTTTAAATCTTGGGTACGACAAAACTCATCCACCTGTTTTTGCAATTCTTTTTTGAATTGAGGCGAATAAGTTTTTAATCCTTGAGCATACAATTTCTTGTATTGACTGTTCATTATTTATTTAATGAAAGTAAATAGATTGTTTCTGCGAACAATTGAGCAATCTCATCTACTTGATTTTGAATCCAAGTTTCTTGGTAAATATCTTTTCTATCCTCTTGTATTTCTGCATAACACGCTTGGAAGTATGCAATAACTTGTTCAGGACTTTCGTAATTCATTGGCGAAGCAACTACATAATCAGTAGGTCTGCCATAGATTCCTGAAGTGCTTTCTACTAAGCCATCAATTAATTCTAAAACTTCATCGTAAAAATTATTTAACGCTTTGTGAACTGCATAAGAAGTTGTTTGATGATGCCATACAATTGATTGCTCAAATGCTGATTTTAAATAACTTACAAAATCTGCAAAGTTATCTTGAGAAGTGCCTTCGTTTGGTTCGTTTGTTGGCTCTACTTGCTCGATAGGCTCATTCATTTCAATATCATCAAAAGCCTTTTCAGCAGTTAAATTTTTAAATTCTGCTTCTAATTGGCTTATTTGTTTTTCTAAATCTTTCATTTATTTATTATTTAAAAGTTCTTCTAAATTTTTTGGTGCTTGAATAGGAGTGAACTCATCCGTAGGAGTTAAATTATTTGGTACGTACAACTTTTCAAGTTCTGCTTGGTCCACATAATCAGGGATTTCAATACCCATTTGCTCATACTTTTGTTTTGGAGTAAGCCACCAAGCATTTGCTAACCAAGAAACTTGGTCGTTCTTATTAGCATCTAATTCTCTATAAACTGATAAGTCAAAATCTATATAAACATTTTCTCCTTTGTAACCCCAATCAGTGTGTATTTTACGATTAAAATTATCTCTTAATGAAATCAATAAAGGAATAGCACAACGAGTCGTTAATGCTTTTTCTCCTTCCATTTGATTATTGTAAGTCTTATTAGTAGAATCGTTTAAAAGTTGAGCCGGTACTCCGTAAATATTACATAAAGCCACCATATCCCATTTCTCACTTTCGATAATACCTAATTCAACAGGACTTAAGCCGATTTCTTTCCAATCTACTTTATAACCTGAAACTGCTATTTGATTAAAGTTTTGACTTCCGGCTTTTTCGCTAACTGATTTCTTTAAAGCTGCCGCTTGGTCGCCTCCGCTTATAGGATCAAATCTATCGTCATTCATAAACAACACTCCCGCCGGTCCACCATTTTGGAATGCAGAAACCGCAGCAGTTTTAGCTTCGTTTGAACGTGTTAAAGTTCTTGAAGCTGCCTTTAATGGAGATTGTCCGTAGAGCTGATTTCCGGTAATGTTCCATTGTGGATTGAAGTATTTGTCGTGAAGGATTTCTTTTGTATCAAAACTCCATAATTTACCATAGTATAATTGATATCCCACCCTTGTTGGAGGGAATACCTCAACATCTGCTTTAATTGCCATAAACTGGCTTGGGAGTGCGTAGAGTTGAAATGGCTTGTCTTTGTTTGCTCCGGCTTCAATAAGTTTTCCATAGATAAAAGAATTTCCTGTTATTAATTTAAACGCACACCATTGTTCAACTAAATCGGACCAAGTATCTTCTTCGTTAGGGAACTGTAATAATTCATTTAAGCGAGTATCGCCTTCGTATATTTCAAATGCTTTTTTATGTAAGTCTTTTATCTCTTTCCAATTCTCAATTTTGTCAGGACTTGCCATTAAAGCCTTGTATCTTTTTGCAGCTACGGGGTCTATTTCTTTATAAACGTGAAATGGAGCAATCTTTGCTTTTTCACTAATTAATCTTACAATAGAGTAAACAATATCATTGCCAACATATCCATCATTAACGTAGCTTTGAGCATCAGCTCCTTGCCAAGTTACAATTCCCCTTTCAATGCTTACCATTGAACCTAATGGTCCACGAGAAGGTAAAACTGATTGTAAAGGTTTGGATGCCGGTGATTTTGCTTTTAATAGAAAATCAAATAATCCCATATATGTACATTTAAGTTCAAAGTTAGTTATTTTACACTAATAAACCGATACTACAAATTTTGGAGTATATTCAAAAATCATTCTCATTGCCAAACAATCCGAAAAATCGGGAGAACGACCAATTGCAGCTTTTACTTTATCCTTAGATATTACTCCTTTGCTTCCATCATTATCGACTGCTTTTTGTTTGACTTGTTCAAGTTCTTCGATTATCTTTTGTTTTTGACTTCCGTCAGAATTGATATATAATTTGCTATCATTTATTAATTCAGCTAACTTAAAATAACATTGGCTTTTTAGATTGTCGTAGTTTTCTTTGACTCTTGTTATTGGATTGTCTAATGCCCTGGAGTTGTTTACAAACCCTTTGCATCTAAGAATATCACAAACGCCACCGCCTACGCCATCCTCATCGACTACGATATTTGATGTTGGCACTTGAAACTCTTGTTGGAACTTCTTTATTATTTCTGCAACTTCAACAACCGACTTGCCTTGGTATTGATGTAATTTAACACGCATTCCGCTCCAAATGCCAATAACAGTGGAATCGCTACCAAAACGAGCAACGTCACAACTAATGTAAGATGCACCATTAGGTAAATAATCGCTCCTAAAAGCGTCAAGTATTTTTTCATAGTCAATTAATTGAGCAGGATCATTTGAATATTCCCAATTTCCCATTAATAATCTTTCTCGGCTTACCTTGTCTAATGTTAAAAGGTTTTCCTTATAATGCTTAGATATGAACGGGTTGTCATCTATTAACGAAGCAATAAAGCGTTTATTGTGTGCTATGCTTCCGTCTTGTTGAGGCTTGTAGAACTCGGAATAAGTCCAATTCTTTGCCGGATTACAAGTATAAAGTATCTTAGGAACTAAATCGTTTTGGTCCAACTGAAATCTTATCCTTGACTTAATAATGTTTCTCGCTTTGTCCTCTACCTGATTGGCTTCATCTATAAACGCATCGGTAATCTCTAATGAACCTAATTCATCAAAGTTTGGGTCACTTGGATATGAATATAAATCTTTTAATAGAATTGTTGAGCCGTTAAAGAACTCTATTTGGCTCATTTGTCCGTTAAACTTATAATGCTTTCCCGCATCTAAACCTTGCATCTTTGCCACTTGAAAAAATGAAACTAAGGTTGTTTCTTTAAGTGTCTTAAGTACGGCACGACCTATTAAACCACGAGTGTTTGGGTATTTTAATCTCTGCTTAAGCTGCCAATAACAACCAAGCGCAGTTTTTCCTCCTCCGGCACCGCCACCGAATAATATTTCGTTTGTTGTTTTATCCTCGAGTAAATCGAGAGCAATAGTTTGTTTTATGGATAATTCCATTAAATAGATGGGTTATTTCCAACGTATGTTTTTTTCTCTTCCCAATTAATTGTCATTCCACCGCTAATCTCAACTTCAGTTGATTGTTTTGCTCTGCCCTCTAATCTATCAAACAGTTCTTTATAAGCATTCAAATCCCCCTTTAATGCCTTATTAATTAATACCATATCCAATTGTTCAGCTATGGTAAATTCTTCTTTTTCTCCTGTTACCGGATTAGTTTTTGTTTGAACTAATTCTAATAATCTTAATAATCTTGTTTTGCTATTTGGAACGCCTTTTGGTCTGCCATTTGGGTTTCTAACTTCCCCTTTTTGAGCCGGTATTAAATTTTGTTCGTTTGCCATATCCTCTAATTAGTTTCTAATTAATTACAAAGATACGCCACAATTCGGGCAAATCTTACCTGATTTAGTATTGTCTATATTTTTAGGTTCTTCAGTCGTTGGATTTAAAAAGTCAATATTAACACTCCAATCGCTTAAATCTTCTAATTGCCAATCTCCATTTGCAAGAGCATCCATATCAAATTGCCCGTTGTGGGTATTATCAATTATCAATAACTTTTTCTTTTGTCTTTCGGTTAAATTGTTCAATACTATAACCGGAACGTCTTGAATGCCTAATTGAATACAAGCTCTATATCTTTGATGTCCACCTAAAATGACATTATTCTCATCTATTAAGATAGGTTTAGCGTTAAGTAGTTCAGGGTCTTGTTCGATAGACTTAACTAACTTATCAAACTCATCCTTGCTTATTTTGCGAGGATTATTTGGATTCGGTTTTAACTGTGCTATTAACATAAATATATTTTATCTGCCCTGACCTCTATATTTTTTAGGTTTAGGACTATGTTTATTATATGATTTTTTAGCGTTGCCTTCTTTCTTTTTGCCGAAGCTAACCTTGCCGTTACTGCTTAATTTTGCCATAATATTCTTTTATATAATCAGCCACAAAGTTAAAGGCTTCTTCTTTAGTTTCCCCATATACAAAGTGATTTATTTCCTCAATTACAAAAGTGTAGCCAAAATATCCGTTTACTGGCTTTACTTCTTTTATTGTGTCGTATATGTTACTTATATCGCTCAATTATTTCGTTTAACTCTGTTCGTGACCAACGCTTAATTAATCTTGAATTTTGTTCTAAATATAAAACCATTCCCTCTCCTATCTTATTTATAAGATTTCTTCTATACCCAATTAGATGAAATTCATCAAATCCGTTGCATCTTTTACATTCCCCTGAACAATTATATTCATTAAATCGCAATGCACTTGAATTTTTAACAGGAACAAAATGACCACAATCCATTAAATCAGTTGTTAAAGTTCTTCCACAAGAAATACAAGTAAAATATCCATCTTCGGAATCTCTTTCACGAATCCATTTATTAAATATTTTTTGCGCTTTAGCAGTTAATTTTGGTATTGAATCTATTTTTGTAGTTGCCATTTTTAATTGGTGTATCTATTGCTTTATTATGATTCCAACCTCTTTTAATTCTTCTTCTAATGGTCATATAATGCATTTCATCTATATTTTTAATTCTCATTAAATCCATAAATGGAATTTTTTGCCCATTATAATCAATTATAAATGTAATTTCTCTGTTATTTACATTTTCTTGATTAGTTACAAATCTACAATTATTTGGTTGATAATTACCATTATTATCAATTCTATCAATTCGTAAATTTTGGTTATAACCATTATTTAATGCCCATTCTTTAAAATTATTATAACTATACAACCATTCATCACAAACCTTAATACCTCTTTTTGAATATCTTTCAGCATTTATATATGATTCTAAATAACATCTTTCTTTAATTGACTTCCAAACTCTATAAAGTTTAGGATATTCTAAATCTGCTCTTTTTGTGCAAATTGTACAAGTTTTAATTCTGCCCCTAATTAAATGTAATAATCTTATTTCTTTTTCATTACCACAATCACATTTACATAAAAAAGCACGATTTTTTTGACCTGATGGTAAAATAATTCTTCCAACTTCTTTTATAATAGTTAATTTACCAAATCTATCCCCTTGTTTAATTTCAAGTTTATTCATTGCATTAAGTTTATGCAAATATAAACATTTATTTATTATTTAACACTCTAAAACAAACGATTTTACCATTTACCTCAAATCGTTTCTTTTGTAAGGGATTTAAACCCATTCTAATTGAATACTCCGGCACTCCTGTTACTCTAACTGCATAAGCTATTGACCTAAATTCGGTTGCTTCTTTTGTTTCTATGTCTATCATTTTTATTGTTCTTGCGTTCTCAAGACCTTTCACTTCTCCACCTTTCATATCTTTTTAATTAATTGTATTGTATATAGTAAAATAAATAAAAGACAAGCCAATGGAGTTGAAATAAAAAAGAACTTAGCAAATTGTAATATTTTTCTCATTGTTATTGGTTTATAAATTCAATATATAAATCTTCTACGCTTTTACCCATTTTATCATTTGTTCGCATAAATTTTATTAAATCAAACATTTGCTCTTTTTCTTTTAACTCTGCTTCAAGTTCTAATTGCCTAAAAAGTTTATAGCTATTTTCATTTTGTTTTATTAAGTATAATTTTTCTATCTTTTCAATTAATTCTTGCATTGCTGTTTTCTTAGGTTATTTGTTTTGGTTAAGCGTACCATTTATCAATATTTTTCCATAAATCAACTGTTTCTTCATGTCCATACTCAATAAGTATATTACATAAAATCAAATCTGCTTCAGAATGGGCAATTTCAGTATCACCATTATTTGCTAATTCTCTAAGTTTATCATTTTGTTCTTTAATAAACTTTTCTTTTTTAACTTGGTATTCTGTTTTCATAGGTTATTTGTTTTGGTTATATAATCCATCTTCTTCATCAGATTTCATAATATCTATTATGATTTGCTTTTGGTTATAGGTTTGATTGTAGTATTTTATACTTGCTTCATTTGCATCTTCAATACTTATGTCATCTTCGCCAATTAAATAAGCGTTAGTATGTGCATTAATTATCTGCTCTTTTTCTTTTTCAAGATATTTATTAAATCCTTTATAAAATATTTCATTAGCCATATAAGGATAATTAGCTTTTAATTCATCAAACCATTCTGTTAATGCAGTTTTCATAGTTATTTGTTTTTATAATATACTCGTGACTCTAATCCTATCTTTTGTGCCAATCTATAAACTTGTCTTTCGCTTAAATTTACTTTCTTACAAATATGTTTAACGCTTGGATAGTTTTTTTTATCACTCCATATTTCTGCAATAGCATTTGAGTAAATATTGTTAAGGTTTAAATCTTCCCCGTTATATTCTATATTAGGGTACTTTTTACAAATGTGTTGATATAATTTTTCGCTCATAGTTTAAAAAATGCCCCCACCTTGATAACACGAACACCCCTTTTTTTTGTTAATTAATGATTTGTGAGGGCAATGTTTTATTTTGTTTTTAAATAGTTAGCCATTGCGTTTCGATTAGCTTCTTTGTCTATGTCTTGGCTTGTTCGGTTGCTATCGCCCATTGATTTAAATTGTGCGTGTGCTTCCTCTTTGCCATTTATATAAGCCTGATGCCTTTCTTCTCGGTATTTTTCTAACATCTCAAAGAATGTAGGCATATCCATTCGGTCATAAACTTTCCCGTATTTGAATTTTACCATTCCGTCTAAGAATAAAAAAATATCTTGAATAGCTAATTGATCCTGTTCTGCTTCATCTAAAATAGCATAAGACAAATCCATTATTTGCTCGGAGTTCATTCCAACCCTTAAATTAAAATTATTTAATGTTCGAGTAATTTGAACGCTTAAAACTGCTGCTATTTTTTCTGCTCCGTAAAGTTCTTTTAATGCCGGTAATCTTTCGTTTACAGGAACTAACTCAATAACTTTTAATGGCAGATTTTCTCCTTTTTCTTTAAAACGGCACATCTCGTTATAAACTGCACCTGTACTACCACTCACGACGGCGTTTAGCAAAGGCTTCGTCAAGCTGATCGATTGTAACTTTTGGAGCTTGTTTTGAGTAGTTTGTATTTGCATTTGGTTTATAGTTTAAATCAATAAATTTTCCGTTTGTCATATCTTTTGCCATCCAATTTTTTGCGGTGGCAATCCAATCTTTCTTTTTTTCGCCTTTAGAGTCGGACCAATTTTTAATCACTTCAAAATAATAATCGAAATTAGCGTGTTCGTATTGAGTACCCAAAAATTTAGACTTAAATATTTTAATATCATTAAAAACTTCACTAAAAAGCGTGAGTGAACTTCCTTTACTAACCTTTAGTTTAGTTTCCTTTTCTTTACTTTCTTTTACTTTACTTTCCTTTCCTTGCATTGCATCGGCATTGCATTTGCTATGCATTTGCATTGCATTTGCATCATCATTAACTTTATCCCATCTTTTATTAGCTGCTATTCTTGCCCTTTGTGTCTTTTCTATGTAAGGTTGCAAATAGTATAATTGTTTGATACTGAAAAAGTTGTCTTGCTCATCTAAAGTAAAAAGGTCATAATTAACAATTACTGCTTTAACTTTTGGTTCACTGGTTCCCATTTCATCAGCCAATAAATCAATGTCGCTTAATGGGTATTTAAAATCTAATTGCTCCCTAAGAATTTCTAATAATTGAAAGTAAATGGCATAACCCTCTAAACCTAATTCTTTTTGTACCCTTTTAAGTTTCCTGTCGTGCCTTGCATTAGCAAAGTGAGGAAAATAAAATGCATCTTTTTTCATAATAAAAAAGGGATTTGGAATCCAAGCAAGTCGCATTTGCTTTTCATCCTCCTCCCTAATAAGTTCTTATTGGATATGCGACATCCGTTGCAAAAATACTACTTATTTACTAATAATTCAAACTCATTTATAGCATTAAATATTTGATATGCTACTTGAGGAACTATTGCATTTCCGTAGGCTTTAACTGATTCTGTTCTCCATTTAGAAAAGGTAATGTTGTCCAATTCTTTGGGAAGCCCATCATCTCCTCCACAAAGAGGGGATTGAGATGGGAACGAGTCCCAAAAATTTCGTTCATTTGACTGCCCAAGTCGTTCCCTTTCCATTTTTCCGTTTTCCAATGTTTGTTCTTGTCCGAAGCTCATGGAGTTTGTAGCATCATGCTTGACATTTGTGTCGCTAAATTTGGCATCTTCGTTCCGTTGGGATATTTCTCCATTCTCTTTTGAAAAATTTCCAAATTCACTATATCTTCCTTTGTCGTTGGAGTAAGCAATAAACCATATCCTGTATCTTTGGTGGGGAGCGTTGACACTTGCAGCTGGAATAAGAAACGATTGGACTTCATATCCTTCGATTTCCAAGTCAGCGTACACCTCGTTGAATACCAACCCTTCGTTCCAACTAACAAGTCCACGAACATTTTCGCCAATAACCCACCTTGGTTTGATTTCTTTAATCGTTCTAAGCATTTCAGGAAAGAGATGTCTTTCATCGGCTTTCCCAAGTCGTTTCCCGGCTTGTGAATATGGTTGGCAAGGGAATCCTCCTGTGAGAACATCAATTTGCCCTGAATGAACTGAGAAGTCGGTTTTTGTGATGTCATTGTAAGATTTTGAATTAGGAAAATGGTGGGCAAGAACTTTTTGTCCAAATGGATTCCATTCGCAATGAAATATGTTTTCCCAACCTGCCCATTCAGCAGCAAGGTCAAACCCACCAATTCCACTAAATAATGATCCGTGAGTTAACATAAAATATAACTTGCAAAAGTTTTTCCATCTTTAGTTACATTTTTAGTTGCAATATTTAACCCTTCATTTCTTAAATCGGCTATTCTTGCAGCTAATCTAAAGCACCCGAATTTGTTTAAAGCTTGTAAAGGAGTGATAGCTTTGCCTTTTTCTAAATAGGCTAAAATTTGTTGTTTTTGCGTTTTCATAGTTGGTTTATTTTAGAATGGTAAATCTTTGTCTTCGTGTTCTTGTTGGTTTACATATTCCTGCTTAGATTCTGCTTTAGGCACAAAATTATTAGGAAAAATGTTATAATCAGGATGTTTTTCTTCCTTTTTATAAGGATTTTGCCACATAGAATATCTTTGACCATTAATAGTAAATTCAATTACTTCTCCTTTTGAGGTAGCTTTTTTCCAAGCTCCAAATTTGATTTTGTTTTCCATTTTTTATTTGTTTAAAGTGATAGTGTAAGATTGTTTGTAAGATTTTAAAGGGATTGCACCTCTTTCAAATTTTTTTCCTTTTTCTTCGATTTCTTTTTGTTCTGCTTTTAATAAATCAATTTGATCCTGTAATTCTGCCCATCTTTCGGAGTAAGCACCATAATCATAGGTTTGACTGTCTTTAAGAGCTAAATTCGCCCCTAAATGGTCATACTTACCTTTTGGGCATTTGTCTAAGAAGTCGATTATATATTCTTCGCTTTTTGCTCTTAATTGTTTTGCAAAAGCCTCAACAACTGCAACCTTTACGGCTACATCTTCCGGCTTTATAGTGCCTTCGTTTAATTCGTTGGCTACATTTTGAGCAAGAGCATCAATATCGCTTTTGGTTGGGGCGATTTCCCAAATTGCTAAAGTGTTCATAGTTTATGGTTTTATGTATAAATTAATAGTGATTACTTCGTTCTTCGCCTGGAGACAATTTGTATTTGCATTCCATTCAAAAATATAACCCAAAAAAGTACATTTATCGTAAAGTTCTTTGGTATAATATCCAATTACGGAAGCTGATTCCTCAAAAATAGATATTGAGAAAAAGTTATTTAATCCTAATTCGGATTCTCCAATCATTTGATAAGTGTTATAAATGCTCATTAGTTTAAGTGGTTTTTCTTGGTTGTGAATAATGCCGTTATAGCCGGGTTAATTAAATCTTTGTTTAAAGCGTGTAATTGTGATAATTCGTTAAGGTTTTCACAGGAGTCAATCGCCAATGTTAAATCGGTAATGCTCTTATGCTTTTTAACAAATGCCGGTAATTTAGTTTCTTTAAAATGTGGCTTTTCTTTCTCTCCGGCTGCATC